CTTGCCGCCGGCGTCGTGCTCACAGGGCTATTTTCAAATACGCACCCGGCACCGAGCAGCAGCGGCGACGAACACATCACCGATTACCCGGACGGCGCGCGCATCGCTTACAACCACGTCACCGGCGCGCTGGAAGCCGTCGGCATCCAGACCGCACTGGTGCAGGCGTCCACGCAAGTTACCATCGATTGCCCGTCCGTCCACTTCACCGGCAACATCACCGTAGAGGGAGACGTGACTGCCAGCGGCATCAGCCTGGTCAACCACGTGCACGGCGGAATCACGCCGGGCGGCGACAACACCGGAGCACCGCAATGAACGTCATCGGCATGAACGCAGCCACCGGCAAGTCCATGGGTGAAACCGAGCACATCCGCCAATCCATCCGCGACATCCTCACCACGCGCCTCGGCACGCGCTGCATGCGTCGGGACTACGGCTCCATCGTGCCGGAACTAATCGACCAGCCCGGCAACCCGGCCACGCAACTGCGCCTGATGGCCGCGACCGTGATGGCCGTTATCCGCTGGGAACCGCGCGTGCTGATCACCAGGACGCAGTTCTCCATCGACATGGACGGCAAAGGCATCCTCGACATGGAAGGCGTGCGCCGCGATGGGCCGCGCTCCGGCAGGCCGTTTAATTTCAAAATACCGGTGGCTTAAATGACGGCCATCGACCTTACCCAACTCACGCCGCCGGACATCATTGAGACGCTGGATTTCGAGACGATACTGTCCGGGCACAAGGCGTACCTGATAGCGCTCTACCCGGTCGAGCAACAAGCCGCGATCGCCGCCGCGCTGGAGCTGGAATCCGAACCGTTGCTCAAGCTGGTGCAGAACGCGGCCTACCGCGAGCTGGTGCTGCGCGCCCGCTACAACGACGAAGCCCGCGCCCTGCTGCTGGCCTATGCTAAAGGTGCCGACCTCGACCATATCGGCATCACCTATTATCAGATCGCGCGGCTGATCGTCATTCCCGCCGACCCTGTCGCCAATCCGCCGGTGCAAGCGGTTTATGAAGACGACGAAGCCTACCGCGTGCGCCTCGAATTGAAGCCGGAGAGCTGGTCTACCGCCGGGCCGACGGAGGGATATGAATTCCATGCACGCTCGGCCAGCGGTCTGGTCAAGGGCGCCAAGGCAACCAGCCCGATACCTGGTACCACACTGGTCACGGTGCTGTCGAGCGAAAGCGATGGCACGCCATCGCAAGACGTGCTTGACCTGGTCATCGCCAGACTGAATACCCAGAACATCCGTCCGCTCAGCGAAGAAGTGCTGGTACAGGCAGCCGAGATCATCACCTACAGCATCGTCGCAAACCTGTACGTGTATGCCGGATCGGTCAGTTCAATGGCCGTGAGCGAAGCGCAGGCCGCGCTGGAGAAATACGCCGCCGATCATCACAAACTGGATGAAGACATCGCCGTCTCGGCTGTAAATGCAGCCGCATTCAGGGCAGGCGTGCAGCGCGTCGAACTCAACCTGCTGGCCGATATTCCAGTTACAAGCCACCAGGCCGCCTGGTGCACCGGCATCACCGTGAACATCGCGGGAGTCGTGCCATGACCAGCCTGTTGCCGCCGAACGTCACCCCGCTGGAACGCGCCATCGAGAAAACGCAGTTGCGCCACTCGCCCGCGCGCAGCATCCCGACACTGTGGAACGCATCAACCTGCCCGGTGAGCATGTTGCCGATGCTGGCATGGGCATCCTCGATCGAAGACTGGGATCCGCAATGGTCGGTAGAACAGCAACGCGCAGCCATCGCCGCTTCCGCCGACATCCACCGCCACAAGGGCACGCCATCAGCAATCCAGCTCGCGCTGGAAGTGCGCGGCCATCCGGATGCCATCCTGGTCGAGCGCGCCGACTGCGTCCGCCACGACGGGACTGCCACGCGCAACGGCTATCGCCGCCGTGGCGGCCCGACGCAATGGGCGACCTACCGCGTCATCCTGCAGCGCCCGATCACGCTCGACCAGGCCGCATCCATCACCACGATGCTGGATTCGGTGAAGCGCAACTGCTGCCACCTGGTAGCGCTCGATTACACCCGCGCCGCGCTGCGCCACAACGGCTACGCCAGCCGTGATGGACAGTACACGCGCGGCATCATCAACTAGCAGAGGACGCCATGACAAATCTCGTAGAAGCACCAGCAGAATGGGTAGCTGGAATTTACCAGCTCGAAACCAACGACCCGGTGATGGGTGGCGCCGATGGCATCGACAACCTGCAAGCCAAGCAGCTCGCCAAGCGCACCGCGTATCTGAAGGAACAAGTCGAATCCGCCCAAGGCGGGCTGACCGCGCACGAGGCCGCAGCGGATCCGCATCCGGTGTATCTGACCAGCGCCGAGGGTGATGCCAAGGTTGCCGCCGCCGTGGCCGCACTGGTAGCCGCTAGCCCTGCGACGCTGGACACACTGAACGAACTGGCCGCTGCGCTGGGCAATGATGCGAACTTCGCCGCCACACTGACCGGCCTGCTGGCGCTGAAAGCCCCTCTCGACTCGCCCGTGCTGACCGGTACACCGATCGCTCCGACTCCTAACCAGTTCGACAACGATGCCTCGCTGGCGACGACCGCATTTGTTCAGCGAGCACTTGGAAATTGCGCAGGGATACATCCTGTTGTAGGGGCTACAACTCTTCCCAATACCGTGGCGGGTAAAGCCGTTCTGCTTGGAGGCGGGGCGGGTTATATAACAATCCTCCCTCTTGTGTCGTCTGTTCCGTTGGGGACGATGATACATGTCGCCTCACAAGGAGGCGGGGTGATGACTATAGCTCGTCAGGGGGCAGATATTATTTATGTCGGTAGCGCAAGCTATACAGAGAATTTAATTACAGGAGTTGGCTTTTCTACATACGTCGCGTCCTCCGCAGGGGTGTGGACAGTTATCTCGGGGGTTCTTCCTCTACAGTTAGGTGGAACCGCTGGTATTTTCGGTGCATCCCTTGCAGCTTCAGGGTATCAGAAACTCCCAAGTGGCCTGATTATTCAATGGGGGAGCGGTAGTGGCAATGGTTCTACGCCTAATACTATTACATTCCCAATAGCCTTTACCACTGGAGTATTTGCTATCGCAGCTACTCCCGCATCAAATGCAGCCAACGATCGGACTCTCAGCACCGGAGGCGTATCGCTGACCTCTTTTCAGCTGGGAATTCGAATTGCCGCTGGAGGGTATGCTGCTGACGCTTTTGGATGGATCGCAATCGGATATTAAGGAGAAATCATGCGCTACTCAAAATCAACTGGCGGGTTTTACGATACCGCAATCCACGGTGAAAACATTCCATCGGATGTAGTCGAAATCACGGCTGCCGAGCATTCCGCTTTATTGGAAGCTCAGTCTCAAGGCAAGCGCATCGAGGCGGACGTGAACGGTTTTCCGGTCGCCGTTGACATGCCACCGCCCTCGCTTGATTCAGTCAAGGCCTCCAAATCTACCGAGATCAACGCCGCCTGCGCATCCTCGATTGTCGGCGGCTTCACCAGCTCAGCACTCGGCGCACCGCACACCTACGACAGCGCTTTGGAAGATCAGCTCAACCTGATCGGTGCGGTCGGGCTGGGCATCGACATGCCATACCGCTGCGCCGACGCGGCGGGCGTCAAGGAATTCCGGCTGCATACTGCCGCGCAACTCAAGCAGGTGGCGGCAGATGGCGCGCGGGTGAAACTCACCGCGCTGGAAAAAGCCGCTGCGCTCAAAGCACAAGTGCAAGCTGCGGTGGACGCGGCAGCGGTCGAGGCGGTGGTCTGGTGAAAATCGTTTTCATCTACGGCAAGCAACCCTCCGCCACGCTGACCAAACTATTCACCGGCTCGGCTTGCTATCACGTCGGCTTCACCGACGGTCGGCGCTTCTGGGACATGAACCTGATCCGCCGCCGGCGTTTGTGGGATGGGCTGTATCCGCCCGAGCATGTGCGTCTGGCAGAATGCCCGGTGGACGTGACGGCGGAATACCTCGATCACAAACTCGACACCGATGAAAGCACCTACGGCTGGAAGGACTACATCCTCTTCGCGCTGCGCCCGGTCTACCACCTGTTCGGGCGCAGCACCCGTAACCTCGGCGGCGTGATCTGCTCAGAGCTGGTGTACACAGACCTCAACGCCTGCGGCTGGAGCGTGCGGTTCGAAGAGGTGCCGTCACCGGCCGATTTGGAGCGGGTGCTAGTCAAATAACTACCACCCGCGCAGGTTGTGGAATCTGCGAACACAACACGCGCCGCCAGCGATAAAAAGCGGCGCAAGGCATTCTAGGAGCTGTCGCAACCATCAACTAGGAGAAGCACATGCCAGCCGACTACCACCACGGTGTTCGAGTCATTGAGATCTCGGGCGGCGTTCGTCCCATTCGCACCATTTCCACCGGCGTCATCGGCATCGTTGCTCACGCAGCCGATGCCGACGCAGCCTATTTCCCGCTCGATACACCGGTGCTGCTCACCTCAGTTCTGGCAGGCATCGCCAAGGCAGGCGTGCTCGGCACGCTGGCCAAGACGCTGGATGCCATCGCCGATCAGACCAACGCACTGGTCGTCGTGGTGCGTGTTCTGGCAGGCATCGATGAAGCCGAAACAAATAGTTCAGTGATCGGTACCGTCACCGCAGGCGGACAATACACCGGCATGAAGGCGCTGCTGGCCGCGCAGGCCAAGCTCGGTGTTAAGCCGCGCATCTTGGCCTGCCCCGGCCTCGACACCCTACCGGTCGCCACCGAGCTGGCCGGTATCGCGCAGAAGCTGCGCGCCTTCGCCTACGTCTCCGCCTGGGGTGCTGCCACCAAAGAAGACGCCACAATCTACCGCGACAATTTCAGCCAGCGCGAGATCATGGTCATCTGGCCGGATTTCCTCAGCTGGGACATCGTCGCGAACGAATCGGCCACCGCTTACGCCACCGCCCGTGCAGTCGGACTGCGCGCCAAGCTGGACGAAGAGATCGGCTGGCACAAGACGCTTTCCAACATCGGCGTCAATGGCGTCATCGGCATCAACAAGGATATTTTCTGGGACTTGCAGGATCCCGCCACCGATGCCGGTTACCTGAACAGCAACGAAGTCACCACGCTGATCCGTCACGAAGGCTTCCGCTTCTGGGGTTCGCGCACCTGTTCCGCTGATCCTCTGTTCGCGTTTGAGAACTACACCCGCACCGCGCAAGTGCTGGCCGACACCATGGCCGAGGCGCACTTCTGGGCAACCGACCTGCCGCTCAACCCATCGCTGGCGCGCGACATGATCGAGGGTCTAAACGCCAAGTTCCGCGAGCTGAAGTCTGGTGGCTACATCATCGACGGCAGCGCCTGGTACGACCCGGACGCGAACAGCTCCGTCACGCTTAAGGATGGCAAGCTCTACATCGACTACGACTACACGCCGGTGCCGCCGCTGGAAAACCTGATGTTCCGCCAGCGCATCACCGACCGTTACCTGGTCGATTTCGCCGCCGCCATCGGCGCATAACCGCAGGGGCGATTCACGAATCGCCCCTGCTGTATTTTGCTACCTGACAAAAGGAAAAAATCATGTCTCTTCCAAGCACTCTCAAAAATTTCAACCTCTTCAACGATGGCGCCAGCTACATGGGCATCGCCGAAGAGATCAAGCTGCCCAAACTCAAACGCAAAATGGAACCCTACCGCGCCGGCGGTATGAACGGCCCGGTGAAGATTGACCTCGGGCAGGAAGAGCTCGGGATCGAATTCACCTGCGGCGGCATCATGGAGCAGGTGTTCAAACAATACGGCATCACCAAGGTGGACGGCGTGATGCTGCGCTTCGCCGGAGCCTACCAGCGCGACGACACCTCGGTAGTGCAAGCGGTCGAGGTCGTGGTGCGCGGCAGGCATGAAGAAATCGACCTGGGCGACGCCAAGGCGGGCGACAAGAGCAAGCTCAACGTCAAATCCACCCTCAGCTACTACAAGCTCACCGTGGACAATAAAGTGCTGATCGAGATCGACCTGCTGAACATGATCGAGATCATCGACGGCAAAGACATCCTCGCCGACCAGCGCAAGGCCATCGGCCTGGCGTAACTCATACCCCCCCGAGAGCAGCACCACAGTCCCCTCTCCCATTTATGGGAGAGGGGTGGGGAGAAGGAAAACTTACAACCATCTATAGAGAGACCATCATGACAAAAACAAACATCACCCCCAACACCGTCACCCTCGACCAACCGATCAAGCGCGGCGAGAGTGAAATAACCTCCGTGGAACTGCGCAAACCAGCCTCTGGCGAACTGCGCGGCCTCAACCTCACCGACTTGTTGCAGATGGACGTGACGGCCTTGCAGCGCGTCCTGCCGCGTATCTCCAGCCCAACGCTCACCGAGGCGGAAGTCGCCGCACTCGACCCGGCCGACCTGCTGCAGCTAGGATCGACGGTGGCCGGTTTTTTGTTGCCGAAGGCCGCGAAGTAAGCGGCCTCCCCAACCGAGTAGAAGACGCGATGGCCGATGTCGCCGCCATCTTCCACTGGACACCGGGCGACATGGACGGCATGACCGTGCCGGAACTGATGGAGTGGCGCGAACAAGCGCGCAAACGTAGCGGAGCGGACGAATAGCATGGACAAACTGAAACTCGAAGTGCTGCTGGCCGCGATCGATAAAGTCACGCGGCCGCTCAAAGCCATCACGGCAGGCAGCAGCGACACTGCCAAGGCGCTCAAGGCGGCCAAGGAACAGCTCAAGGAACTGAATCGCGCACAAGAAAACATCAGCGCATTTCAGAAGGTCTCAAAGGACGCATCGGTCACAGCCAACATGCTCAAGGCCGCGCAGGCAGAGGTCAAGCGCATCAAGCTCGAAATCGAAAAGGTGCCTGTCCCGACGCGTGATATGGCGCGTGCAATGAAAGATGCCAAAGAGCAGGCGGCCAAGCTCAAGGAAGAACACAACGCCCTGATCGTCAAGCAGCAACGCCTGCGCGACGTGCTCAAAGGCAGCGGCATCGAGACCAGTAAGCTCAACGACAAGCAGCGCGAACTGAAAGCGCAGATGGCGACGGCCACCGGCGAGATTGGCAAACAAAGCGCCGCGCTGGACGTGCTCAAACGCCGCCAGCAAACCCTGCACGCCGCCCGCGCCAACTACGACAAGACCATCGGCATGCGCAACAAAATGGCGATGGTCGGCGCAACCACCACGGCGGCTGGTGTGGCGATGGGTATGCCCATCGTCAAGGCCGTGAAGGACTACGCCAGCTTCGAGGATGCGATGCTGGGCGTGGCGCGCCAGGTGGAGGGCGCCAAGGATGCCAATGGGAATTACACCCAGACCTATTACGAGATGGGCGACGCGATCAAGGCGATGAGCGAGCGGCTGCCGCTCACCGGCATCGAGTTCGCCAACATCGTCGAAGCCGCCGCGCGCATGGGCATTCAGGGAAAGGAGAACCTGTTAACCTTTGCCGAAACCGCCGCGAAAAGCGCCATCGCTTTCGATATGCCGGTCATGGAATTAAGCGACCAGATGGGCAAGCTCGCGGGTCTATACAAGATCCCGATCAAGGACATCGCGGGATTGGGCGATGCGATCAACTGGTTGGACGACAACGCCCAATCCAAGGGCGGAGACATCATCGACGTGATGCAGCGCATCGCCGGTGTCACATCCTCCGTGCGTATGAGCTTCAAGGATTCCGCAGCGCTGGGTAGCACCTTCCTGAGTCTCGGCAGCAACGCCGAGACTTCTGCGTCGGCCAGCAACGCAATGATCATGCGGCTCAACAATGCGCCGATCCTCGCCACAGCCAGGCGCTACAGGGAAGGCCTGAAGATGCTAAAGCTCGATGCCGGCAAGCTGCAAACCGCGATGGCAAAGGATGCTACCGGAACCATCCAGATGGTGATGGATGCGATCAACAAGCTGCCGCAGAGTAAACAACTTGAAGCCGCAACCCGCATCTTCGGCATCGAATATGGAGACGAGGCCACCAAGCTGGCCAATAATATCGGCGAATACCGCCGCCAGCTTGAATTGGTCAATGATGCAAAAGCCAAAGGCTCGATGGACCGGGAAGCGATCACGCGCGCGCAAGCGCTCAGCGCGCAATACGAGATGGCAACAAACAGCGTGTTCAATCTCAGCGCCGAATTAGGGCAAGGGCTCAAGCCCGCGCTGGTGGACATCCTGACCAGCATCAAGGATGTCTTGGTGGGCGTGCGCGACTGGGTGAAAGAGCATCCCGCACTCACCGCCAACCTGGTCAAGGGCGCGGCGATCATCGCCGTCATCGTCACCGGACTCGGGGCACTGACGCTGGCTGCCGCCGCCGTGCTGGGGCCGCTGGCGGCGCTGAAGCTCGGCATGGCCATGTTCCCCGCTGCCGGTGCGGTATTGTCCTGGCTCAACCCGCTCGCAAAGCTCACTGCCGCTTTCACGGCAGGCTACGCGCTCGGCACATTAATCAATGTAGGCATCAGCGCCGCGCTGGCCCACTTCATGGGCGAAGGCACCACACTCGGCACGGCGATCTATGACCTGGTGCAGTTCATCAAACTCAAGCTGGGCGAGTTATGGCAGTGGTTCAGCGGCTTGCCTGCGCGCTTTATCGAAGCCGGGAAGAACCTGATGATCGGGCTGGGTGACGGCATCATGAGCGGCCTCGGCTACGTCAAAGACAAGATCACCGGCGCGGGCATGGCGATGGTCGGATGGTTCAAGGGAAAGCTCGGCATCCACTCCCCTTCCCGCGTGTTCGCCGAACTCGGCGGCTTCACCATGCAGGGGCTTTCGGACGGCCTGCACGCTGCGCGGCACGGCCCGCTGAATGCCGTGCGCGCCACCGCCAAGCAACTCGCGGCCATCGGCGCAGGTGTAGCCATCGGCGGCAGCGCCTTCGCCGGGCAGGACATCAAGTGGGATAACCGCCCGCCGATCTCGCCGTCGGCAATGATGTCGCAGGCATCGGCAGCACCGTTCCAACCGATCTTCAACATCTACCCATCGCCCGGCATGAACGAGCAGCAACTCGCACAACTGGTCGCCCGCGAAATCGAAAAGCTCAACCGACAGCAGGCCGCCAAATCGCGCAGCCGCCTGACCGACCGGGAATAATATGCAATCCTCCACCTCCGTGATGATGGCGCTCGGCCTGTTCGTATTCGGCCTCGATACCGTGCCCTACCAGCAGCTCCAGCGCCAATCTACCTGGCGGCATCCCACCACCTCGCGGGTCGGAAAGCGCCCGGCACGCCAGTTCATCGGCCCCGGCGGCGACAACATCACATTGAGCGGCACGCTGTATCCCGAGATCACCGGCGGCAAGGTCACGCTGGCGATGCTGCGCTACATGGCCGAGACCGGCAAGGCTTGGCCGCTGCTCGAAGGCACCGGCTATTTCTACGGCCTGTTCGCGATCGAGGACATCAGCGAAACCGGCAGCATCTTCTTCGCCGACGGCAGCGCGCGCAAGATCGATTTCAGCATCAAGCTGGGCCGCGTGGATGAAGACGTGCCGGACATCGTCGGCATCGTCACCAACGAGCTGATGGCGCTGCTGTGAACCTGAACATCAGCGGGGAGCACAAAAAGCCCATCTACAAACTCACCGTGGATGGCAAGAACATCACCGCCGCCGTGCAGGGCAGGCTGTGCAGCCTGACCCTCACCGACAATCGCGGCTTCGAGGCCGACCAGCTCGACATCGTGCTGGACGACAGCGACGGCAAGCTCGACCTGCCCCCGCGCGGCGCGCAGGTGAATCTCTCGCTCGGCTGGCAGGACAGCGGCCTGGTGGACAAAGGCAGCTACACCGTGGACGAAGTAAGCCTCAGCGGCGCGCCCGACACCCTCACCATCCGCGCGCGCAGTGCGGACCTGCGTAGCGGCCTCACCACCCAGCGCGAGCGGTCATGGCATTGCAGCACCGTTGGCCTGATCGTCAATGAAATTGCCGGCGAAAACGAACTGGTGCCGATGATCTCCGCCACGCTGGCCGAGCAGATCGTAGACCACCTCGATCAGACCAACGAATCTTCCGCCAACCTGCTCACCCGCCTGTCCGGGCAATTCGACGCCATCGCCGCGGTGAAGAACGGCAACCTGATGTTCTTCTGCGCGGGTGCCGGTGTCAGCGCCAGCGGCAAGCCCCTGCCGGGCGTCACCATCACCCGGCAATCGGGCGACAGCCACCACTTCAGTATTGCCGACCGCGAGACCTTCACCCTGGTCAAGGCCACCTACAACGACATCAATCTGGGCGAGACGGGAGAGGTGTTCTGGGGCAAAGCCGAGGACGATGCCGAAAGCAACCGCAAGGCGCAACCCGTTGCCGCCGCACCAGTCGGCGAGTACAAGGCCATCACCCTGATCAGCAAGAGCCGCGAATCCGCCAAGCGGCGGGCGCGAAAGCAATGGGAGAGCATGTCGAAGGCGCAGCGGGCCAAATACATCGGCGTGAAAGCGCCCTACAACAACCGCAACCTGAACGTGAACGGGGTAGTGACCTACGGGACAGAGGACGAACAGAAATCGCGCCAGAACGCCGCCAAGCTGGCCAAGAAGGATGCCGCCAAGTTCAGCGCCCCTGCGGTGGCCATCGACCGCGGCGCCGACAACATCAAAACCCTGCGCCACGTTTACGCCGGACAGGAAAACGCCAAGCGCGCCGCACGCACGGTATGGCGACGCCTGCAGCGCGGCATGGCCGAATTCAGCATCACCCTCGCGCACGGTCGGCCCGACCTGATCCCGGAAATGCCCGCCACCGTGCAAGGCTTCAAGCCCGCCATCGACAGCACCGACTGGCTGCTCGCCAAAGTCACCCACACCCTCGGAGACAGCGGCTACACCACGCAGCTGGCGCTGGAGATCAAGGCGACGGAGATCCCGGGTTAATTACTTCCGCAAATAGACTCGCACGGAATCCCGTCGCGGTCGCGGTCGAGTCTGGAGACACCGCATTTTGTCAGGTAGAACCGTGCCTCTTCGCAGCTATCCATCTCCCCGCATTTTGTCTTACCGGCGCAGGTAAACCCTGACCCGCTTTTAACGCTGGGCGCGGCATCGCCCTCCGCTTCACTGCTCACCTTTGGCTTTACGCCTCGCCGGAATTCCCACGGCGGAGTTGGCGATGCGTCACTCCACAGGCCTCTGGAATTTGCTTTCGCTTTACCCTCCAGCTCTATCAAGTGCGCATCCTTGCTGTATTGCCGGTAAACCCATGCCATGCCGGCCGCAATCTGCTCTTCGCTGGCATTAAGTCCATCGCATGTCAGATCGCCGATGGTGCGGCCATACCTATCCTTGCCTTGTATTTCCACCGTGGCGGGCTTGCCAAAGCAGAGTTCGGAAAGTTCTTGTTTGGAGGCCGTGCCGAAAGCCTGAGATTTTTCCGGCGCATCAATCGCAGCAATACGAACCTTCACCTGCTCTTTTTGCTCGGTCAGCAACATGACCGTGTCGCCATCGGTCACGCCGACCACGCGGCCAGAAAGCGTATCAGCCCAGCAGATCAGTGGGGCAAGTAAGGCGAGGACAGCTATGAGAATGCGCATCATTTTTCCTTTGCTTGACGGCTTAAATTAGATGGCAATGGCAACAGCCCACTGTTCTTCTGTAATGATCACAGGCTTTCGGCATCCATCTGCGCGCAGGCTCATAGCACGCTCGATTTTTCGGCCATAGGTCTCATGTATCCAGTCAGGGGAAACTAACGCGCCGATAACTAGGTAATCGGTTTGCAATGTCACATCACTGCTACAAGCAGCCCCTAGTTTGGTGGTGGCATCTTCGCAGGTGGTGCGAGAGCCGAATACGAATTTACCTGTCAAACAAAACCGCCTTCCGGCAAACTCGATCACATCCGGCGTGTCGGCCTGTATGGCTGGTGACTCTGGGGCTGCCGCACCGGTCTCGATGAAATGATTGCCTGATATTTGCTGTAACGTTTGGAGCAGGTCTTTCAACTCGTCTTCACTAATGGTGCCATCCGCCATGATCGATGCGAGCCGCTCAGCCAAGATAGCACCAGGGAAAATACTGCAAACCTCACGGTGCTCGGCAAGCCATGCAGTTAGGAATGCCGCCTCGTCTTTATTCACTATCCCATCCGCAGCAATGCCGCCGCATACCCCGATGAGTTGATCTGCAGCCCTATCAAGCCGTAATTTGCCGTTGAAGTTTGAGCGTTCATCGCTGATGTCTTTGCGCATGTCATTTACCCCCTTTTGATTTAACCAACTCGGCTACCGCCAGCAACGCCTTCCTTCCCTGTTCTCCACCCGCATTAAAGGCTTCCGCGATCGTGGAAAATTCCTCGGCTTGATACGTCGTCATAGGCTGGTTGGCGACTCGTTTCCCGGTGACGATAAACACAATGTCCGCCCCGATCTCGGAGAGCGCCGCAAGAAAAGAAAGCTTCGGCTCTCGATCCCCGCTGCTGTAGTTTGAATACGTGCTTGTCGCCACACCGCCAGCCTTTGCAAAATCGGCATGTTTCATCCGCAGGCGATCCCGCTCTATTTCAAGACGAAGGCCTATTTCCACAAATGTGGTATTTTTCACTTGCATTTTTCTACGAACGTGTAAATAATGCGCCTGTGTGACACAAATACGGATTTATACCACATGAGCAATCCACGTAAACGTTCTCCTAGCGGAGTTGATAACAAGGCCATCGCGCTGCGGCTGATGCCTGAGGAACGCAAGGAAGCGGTCGAGCTATCGAGTGCCAGCAAATTAACCATGTCGGCTTTCGCACGAAAGGTTTATCTCAAAGGCTTGCCGCTGGTACGCAAAGAAATTCTTCTCACGAAAACAGCATAGCCATGAAAAAACCTCCGCACATGCAACACAGTTCGCACAATTCATGGATCGCCATCATCCGCGACGCGGTGGAGGTGTGGCGCAAGCAGAATGACTGGAGCCGCGAGACGGCGGCGCAGGTGATCGTGGAGGCGCACGAACTGCACGGCTTGCACCAGGTGAGCGGCATCGTGTTCGACCCGCCTACCCGCGACGCCTACAGCCGCATGAAGGTCAACGCCGACCGCATTTTCCGCTGGCTGGACGAGGTGACCAAGGACAACAACCTGCTGCCCGCGAATTTCATCCTGTCTATCCTCGCCGCGCTGCCTGCCGATCTGCGCATGCACACCGCGAACAGGATGCTGATGCAGGTTGGGCTTGGTTGCCGCGAGATCGGCGCGGAGTGCAGCGCACGTCCGCTGGCGCTGTTGCAGGCGATGCTGGCCGAGGCGGCGGATGCCGAGGGTGCGGTGGCCGCGCTGGTGGACGGCATCGAGACGGGAGAATTGGAGAATGCGCACAGGGAGCTGACCGAAGCGATCTCGGCCTTCACCAAGGCGCGCGACACGGTGGAGACCATGATGAAGGGGGAGAAGAGCAATGCCTGAAAATAAAAAAATGGTGTATTCGGCCTCAAGGATGCGCATCAATTGTCCACACTGTGAAAACAAAGCTGAAATCAGGACCAGCAAGACGATGTCTGCAATTTCTCGCGAGATTTATTTTCAGTGCACCAATCCGGAATGCGGACACACCTGGGCGGCATTGCTTTCCGCGATCCGCACCATTGTCCCTTCAAGAACACCTTGCCCGAGCGTGTATATCCCGCTCTCTGAAAAGAACCATTCACCAGCAGCACTCGCAACACCGCCGCCCAACGGGTAACCCCACGGCGCACCGCCTTAACTGACCGACAAACCGATTGATTGCACATGCCTTGAAAGAGGCATGGCGGGATTTTTTTACCCAAATTTACTGAAGACACAGATGAACCCACGACTGCATTCCGACATCACCCGCCAGCTCGACAGGGACTTTGCGTTCAAGCGCAGCGGTGAATGGCTGCGCGGCGGCGAGTGCCCTTCCTGCAAAAAGAAGGAGTTGTACACCAGCGCAGAAAAGCCCTGGGTGCTGCGCTGCGGGCGCTTGAATAAGTGCGGTGCGGAATATCACGTCAAAGAACTGTATGAGGATCTGTTCAGCAAATGGAGTGAACGCCATCCGGTGACGCCGGCAGACCCGAACGCCGCCGCCGATGCCTACATGCGCGACGGTCGCGGCTTCGATCTGGCCAAGGTCAAGGGCTGGTACGAGCAGGAAAGTTATTTCGACCCGGTGCTGAAGATCGGCTCGGCGACGGTGCGCTTCCCCCTGCCCGGCATCGGCTATTGGGAACGCATCATCGACCAGCCGCAGCGCTTCGGCAAGCGCAAGGCCACGTTCAAGGGCGACTACAAGGGCACCTGGTGGGTTGCGCCCGGTGTGGATCTGGCGGCGGAATCGGTCAAAGAGATATGGATCACCGAGGGCATCTTCGATAGCACCGCGCTGCTGCACCACGACATCGCCAGCGCCAGCGCGCTGAGTTGCAACAATTACCCGGACAAGGCGCTCAAGGCGCTGGCCGCGCAGTGCGCCGCTACAGAAAGGAAGCGCCCCAAGCTGGTATGGGCGCTCGACACCGGCAAGGCCGGTGCCATGTTCACCCGCAAGTGGGTTGACCGCAGTAAAGAAGATGGCTGGGAAGCCGTCGCCGCACAGCCGCCGGAAGACGGCAAGACCAAGCTGGACTGGAACGAGCTGCACCAGCGCGACCGGCTGAACCGGAAGACGCTGGACGAGGCGCTCTACAGCGGCGCATTGCTGATGGCGAAATCGGCACACGATAAAGCGCTGCTGATGTTCAACCACGGCAAGGAATATCACTCGTTCTACTTCGGCTTCGATAGCCGCATGTTCTGGTTTGAACTGAGTCTGGAGAAGTTCACCAAGGCCAAGGAAGAGATCGCCAAGGTGACGGACGGCCATCTGACCGACGACGAGCTGCGCGAACGCGCCATGCTCGAATCGCACACCCTGCGCGAGATCGCCAACTGTTTCTTCACCGCGCTGTATTACCAGGCCAACCTGCTCACCGACGAGAGCTGGTACTACCTGCGCGTGGACTTCCCGCACGACGGCCAGTCGATCAAGAACACCTTCACCGGATCGATGCTTACCTCGTCGGGCGAATTCAAGAAGCGCCTGCTCTCCATCGCACCTGGTGCGGTGTTCACCGGCAACAACGGCCATCTGGATCGACTCATGCAAAGACAACTATTTAATATCAAGACCGTGCAGACCATCGACTTCATCGGCTACAGCAAGGAACACGCCGCATGGGTATTCCACGATGTGGCGGTGAGCGACGGCAGGATCGTGCCGCTCAACGACGAGGACTTCTTTGATGTCGGGCGGGTGTCGATCAAGAGCCTCAACCGCTCGGTGGATCTGTCGATCAATACCGACCTCAAGGACTTCACCAGCGAATGGCTCGGCCTGCTGTGGCAGTGTTACCACCACAAGGGCATCGCCGCGCTTGCCTTCTGGCTCGGCAGCCTGTTCGCCGAGCAGATCCGCGACAAGCACAAATCTTTCCCGTTCATCGAGCTGGTCGGCGAACCCGGCGCAGGTAAATCGACGCTGATCGAATTCCTCTGGCGGCTTGCCGGCCGCTCCGACTATGAGGGCTTCGACCCGAGCAAATCCACGATGGCGGCGCGGGCGCGCAACTTCGCGCAGGTGTCGAACATGCCGGTTGTGCTGATCGAGGGCGACCGTGGCGAAGAGGATCGCGTCAAGCAGAAGGGTTTCGACTGGGACGAACTCAAGCCGCTTTACAACGGGCGCAGCGTGTACAGCCGGGGCGTGAAGAACAGCGGCAACGAGACCTACGAGCCGCCCTTCCGTGGTGCGCTGGTGATCAGCCAGAACGCGCCGGTAAATGCTTCGGACGCGATCATGCAGCGGATCGTCCACATCGGCTTCGACCTCGCTTCGCACACGCCGGAATCGAAATCGGCGGCGGACGCGCTCGGCCAGATCGGCGTGGAAAGCCTGTCGGGATTCGCGCTCAAGGCAACGCTGGCGGAAAAGAAGATTCTCGCCACCTTCGAAGAGCGCGTGCATCACCACGAAAAAGAGCTGCTCAAGATCAACGGCGTGCGCAACCGGCGCATCGTAAAGAACCACGCGATGCTGGCGGCGCTGGTCGATGCGCTGACCCATGTGATCCCGCTCGGCACCGCAGAGCGCGAGCAGACGCATGCCTTCATCGCCGACATGACTGCCGAACGGCAGGAGGCCATCAATGCCGACCACCAGAGCGTGCAGGCCTTCTGGGAGACCTACGACTTCCTGAACGGCGACGAGGACATGCCGCGCCTGAACCACGCGCGCAAGGGCGATCAGCAGATCGCCATCAACCTCAACCACTTCATCGCCGTCGCCGCCGATTTCCGCCAGCAACTGCCGGAACTGAGCGAACTGAAGAAGCTGCTCAAGACCAGCCGCGCGCGCAAGTTCCTCGACATCAAGCCGGTGAACAGCGTCATCAATTCGGTCTACAACAAACGCAAGGCACCCGATGCACCGGCCAGAACGGAAACAGTGAAGTGCTGGGTATTTGAAAATCCATCAACGAAGGGAGGTCGAGATCATGGCACGTAGTCATCAACTTGCTTTACCGATCGGGACGATCGAACCGCCGGAAAACCTGTTGCGCAAAGCACACCAGGAATGCCGGTTGCAACAGAGTTTTGAAGAGGCGATGCAGCTGCCGCATTTCCGCACCGCATTAAAACGCATGGCCATGATCATGGCCGCCAGAGGGAGGAAGACGAAATGACCGCACAGATCCTGTTTCATCCGCAACTGAAAGCCATCGACGCAGCGCGCATCGCCCGTGAGCAGGGCGGCAGGCTGGTATGGCGCAGCGCCCGCCAGCGCATCAAGCAAGCCATGCAGCACACCGACCAGGCCGCTGTCGCCGCCGAAGCCGAGGACTACTACAACGCGCTGCAGCACCTGCGCGCCGCACGTGCCGAGATTGAAAGAAATGTGCCGGAGGTGATGCCATGCGCGGGCTGATCCGGTTCCTCGCCAACGATTGGGCGCTGACCAAACAGCACGGCAAGGACGCCCTGAAATTCATCACCAACTACCGCTTTTTTGTGCAGCGGGGATTCACGCACAAAGCCGCCGTTTTCAATGCAAGACGCACGATGAACTAGATCCACCTTTTTCAATAACTGCTTACTAGGAGACCACCATGGAGCAAGCAACAGCAACACCAGGGCAGACTGCCTCTGCCAAAAAAGAAACACCCACCCTTGAGATCATCCTCAAGGACATCAACGAAGGCCAACACGTTCCCGACCCTGAAAAAATGGTCAAGTTCACACTGGCCCTGCCGGAAACCGATGTGCGCAAGTTGCACTCATTCATGCAGTCCGACAATTACGAGAAGGCCGAAGCCCTCCGCGAGGCCGATATTGAGGAATGCACCAAGAGCCTGGAACACTGCGTCAACTACGCCAGCAGGGAATACGGCAGCGGTGCCACGGTGTTCGCGCAGTTCCTCGCATCGCTCTACAACGGCAACCGCGTCAAGGCGGATGTGAGCGGCATCAGCTCGCTGGATGGCCGCAACTTCGAACACCTGATGAACGTGATGCGGCTGTGCTTCATCGCACACCGTGAGCCTCACAGCTTCTTCAAAAACGGCAATGACATCTTCGAGGCCATCATCAAGCGCCACGGTCTGGAAAAGCGGAGGAAATCATGAGCGCCGCCTGCCCAAAACACGACACCGGCGGCGGGCCGTGCTACTGCCCCGGCTCGGTCTACGCGGAAGCCGCCAATGCACCAGTTATCGGCTGTAAACGAATCGACGGCGGAGCGGATTGCATTGTTCCGGCATCGGGCTGCGCTAACTGCTCAAACGCGATCTTCGAGCAGGTTGCCGCACCTGCCGCACCTGCCGCCAGCGCCTGCGGAACCTGCCACCACGCCTGCGACTGCCGCGAGCACAAGTTCGCCGTGCTGATCAAGGCCGCGCTCGATGCGGCGGTGCTGCTGGACGACATGAAGAACGGCGTCATCGGCGTCAGCAAAACACCCGATGAAGACCAGCAAAGGCACGACAAGAGCAGTCAGGTAGTCGAGCGCGTCTACGCCGCCTGCGAGGCGCTGGGCGTGGATATCGGAAAGCATGAGGTGGCAGCATGAGACTGAGCCAACTGATCGCCGCGTTGCAAGTGGAGCTGGAGAAGAACGGGGATGCTGAGCATGTAGCGCTAGGCATTGCGATGATCGGCGACGTGCCGCGCCGGTTTGATGTGTATGGCGTGATCGAGGTGTTGAGCGATTACCCGAATTATCCTAATGGCATGGTTTATCTGGTGGCGACGCATAAAGGTACGAGCGATGCGCCTAAGCCCAAGCGGAGGGCGCGCGGGAAAGCGGCTGAGAAGGAAGAGCCGGTACGCCAGCGAATCAGCCACCCGCGCACAGGCCATACCGTGCATCGGTGTGTGGGGTGATGCCATGAGCGAAAAATACCGACCCAGCAGCAGCACCGAAGGTGATGCCTTCATGAGCCAATTCTGCTACCAGTGCGCACGGCATTATCACGAGGCGATCGAGGATGCGCACAGCGGCGAAGACTGCGAGATTGTGCTGCGCACCCAAGCATGGAGCGTGAACGATCCGGAGTACCCAACCGAGTGGCAATCCAGCGAGGATGGCGCGTGCTGCACCGCCTTCGTGCCGAAAGGCGAACCGATACCATTGCCGCGCTGGTGGACGGTAGATATGTTCGATGCCTGCGCCTGCCTAATCACCAATTTGGACGGGCACTGTGTTGAGTGCGGAAAGGTGCCGTCATGAGCCGCCACGTCAAGCCGCGCCGCAACAAAACCTACCGCCCCAAGCCCATCCGCATCCCGGTCACCGGCCTGGTCAACGACTTCGGCCTGGTGCTGCACAGCGCACTCAATGCGGCATCGCTCGGCTATTTCAGCAAGCATCAGTACGACCGCATCGGCCAGGCGATCAACTGCATCTACGGCGCGCTGGTGCTGCGTCCGCCCAAGGATGAAGCCGTGACCATCGTGATCGAGGGTGCGATGCGCGCGATGAACGAGGCGGGCAAACGCGGTGCTGCCTCCGGCATCTGGGCGCTGCGCGACACCGAGCAAGCCGCCCTGCTGGCCGGAATCCACAAGGCCGAGGAACACCTGCCGAAGATGGACGTGATGACGCTGTACGAATCGATGCAGCGGCTCAAGGCCATTCCGCCGGGCGCTATTAACGTACCCGCTAACCAACATTTTGAAAGGGCTGCAGCATGAAAGCACTCAGCATCAAACAGCCGTGGGCTTGGCTGATTATCAACGGCGGCAAGGACATCGAGAACCGAAGCTGGCCAACCAAATTTCGCGGGCGGGTGCTGGTGCATGCAGCCAAAGGCATGACGCTCAAAGAATACGATGAAGCGGTCGACATCGTAAAACAGATCAATCCGCAGATCATCGTCCCTAGCCTGCCGCTGCAGCGTGGCGGAATTATCGGCTCGGTCGAGATAGTCGATTGCGTTCGTCAATCCGAATCGCCGTGGTTCTTCGGGCCTTGCGGCTTCGTGCTGCGCGACCCGAAGCTGCTGCCATTCCGTCCGCTGAAAGGCGCGCTGGGGTTCTTTAACGTATCTGATGAGGTGATGGCATGAAAATGGCTAAAGCAAATGAAAACGACCTGAATGCGGCGCTCGAAATGTGCCGCGCTCTTGAGGCGCTGGAAGGCGGATATCTGCCAGCTGAGATGACCGCCGATGATGACGGTGTCGCGTATTACGCTGATGAGCACGCCGAAAAGGTAGTCGAGCACCTTGTCGCCATCTCCAAGCGGGCTTCTCTATTCCGTGTCTGCTTTGGGATGACCGTATTGCTCGACCCTCAAAACAAGCTTGTTGATCCAGAGGCGAGCACGCTTGAGGCACACCCGAAGTTTTCGCGCATCGCGGAACAGCGCGACGAACTGCTGGCTGCGTTAAAAGGCATCCAAGACATGATCGGCTATGAATGGTTGCGCGAGGAATTTAATGAAGCGCGGGATGCCATCGCCAAAGCGGAGGCGCAGTCATGATCCCCCTCGACACCCTCACCGCACTCCACGCGCTGCTAGCCAGCCTAATTGCCTCGATCGATAAGGACGCCATCAACGGCACCTTCGAACTGGCCGCCGGATTCTTCACGCTCAACAACTGCCGCGTGCTCTATGAACACAAGCAGGCGCGCGGTGTGTCCCTGCTCAGCACCGCGTTCTTCACCCTGTGGGGCTGCTGGAACCTCTACTACTACCCCGCGCTGGACCAGCCGCTGAGCTTCTACGGCGCCCTGTTCATCGTCGCGGCCAACGCCCTCTACCTCGGCATGATGTTCAGTTACCGCAGCCGTGGCTCATTCGATGCAATTTACCTGGGTACCGGAAAATGAAACTCACAAAAGAAATACGCCACTTCCACCTGTTCTGCGGCCTCGGCGGCGGGGCGGCTGGTTTCAACCGCGGCGAAGCGCGTGTCGGCTCCGTGTCATCAAAATCCCGCTGCATCGGCGGCATCGACGTGGACGCGGCGGGCATCAGGGATTTCGGCAGGTTGTCCGGCGTCAGAGGCACGGTGCTGGATATGTTCGACCGCGAGCAGTACCTCGCCTTCCACGGAAAACAGCCGTCGGCGGATTGGCGCGAAGCCACGCCGGCGGATATCCAGCGCGCGGCGGGTAACGAGCGCCCGCACATCGTGTTCCTGTCCGCGCCGTGCAAGGGATTCTCCGGGCTGCTGTCCGAGGGTAAGAGCAAGCTGGACAAATACCAGGCGCTGAACCGGCTCACGCTGCGCGGCGTGTTTCTGATGCTGGAAGCCTTCAAGGACGATCTGCCGGAGCTGGTGATCTTCGAGAACGTGCCGCGCATCGCCAACCGTGGGCGGCATCTGCTCGATCAGATCCAGTCCATGCTGCAGCACTACGGCTACGCCACCGCCGAGACCACGCACGACTGCGGCGAGATCGGCGGGCTGGCGCAATCGCGCAAGCGCTTCCTGATGGTGGCGCGCAACATCGAGAAGGTGCCGCACTTCCTCTACGAGCCGATGAAGCACCCGCTGCAATCGGTCGGCTCGGTGCTGGGGCGTATGCCCATCCCCGGAGAAGGCCGCGGCGGCGTGATGCACCGCATCCCTGCGCTGCAATGGAAAACATGGGTGCGGCTGGCGTTCGTGGAGGCCGGAAGCGACTGGCGCAGCCTGAACAAGCTGGCGGTCGAGGATGGCGCGCTGCGCGACTTCCTGATCTGTCCGGAGATGCGCGGCGGCGTGATGGGTGTACATGAATGGGACGATTCAACCGGCGCGGTATGCGGGCGAAATATGCCGAGCAACGGAGCGTTCTCGATCGCTGACCCGCGCATGAACTGGAATGCCGGCGCACACTCGTCGAAGTTGCGCATGACGGATTGGGAGCAGGCTCAGTCTGCCATTACGGGGGCGCGTGGGCCATACACCGGCGCTACAGCTATAGCCGACCCGCGCATGTCCCCATCCTCCACGCGGCATTACAACCTGTACCGCGTCATCCATTGGGACAGAACCAGCAACGTGGTGGCCGGCAGCAGCCACGTCGGCGGCGGCGCGATGTCGGTTGCGGATCCTCGGCGCGTGGGCCCGACCTTCGGCAAGTACGGTGTGACCGACTGGAAAAACTCGGCCGGTACCGTCATCAGCGGCAGCACCACCGGGCAAGGCGCGTTCGCCGTGGCCGACCCGAGGGCTATTGCGCCGTACTGCGAAAAATGCGGCCTGCCGCGCCCTTGCATCTGCAATTTCAAGGTGGACGACCCGAGGGCGATGCACCGGAGCAAGGGAGATCACTACCTGACGGGCGGGCACTACGGCGTAGTGCCTTGGCAGAAACACTGTGGAGCGGTGAGCAGCTCGGCCTGCCACGACAACGGCAACTTCTCCGTCGCGGATCCACGTATCCCTCGACCGGACGAAAAGACCATCGCCGTCATCCGTTCGCTGGACGGCACCTGGCACCGCCCCTTCACCACGCTGGAACTGGCCGCACTGCAAGGCCTGGTTTGCCCCGAAGAGCAGCTCGAACTGGACGGGCTCAGCGACCAAGCATGGCGCGAACGCATCGGCAACGCCGTGCCCGCACCCGCCGCGCAAGCCATCGCCAGCGAAATGTTCCGCACCCTGCTGCTGGCGTGGACGGGCAGCACGATGTCGCTGGCGCTGACACCTATCTGGGTACGGCCGGCGGCGGTGGCGATGAATCTGGCGCGGGGTGAGCTATGACCGTCTACGTCGATGACATGGCAGCACCCTACGGCAGGATGAGGATGTCGCACATGATGGCCGATAAGATCGGCGTGGCGCGAAAGTGGCATCAGGGCGATCACTACGACATTTGCCAGAGCAAACGCGAGATCGCTATCAAACATGGTGCACAGGAATTGTCACGCGTGGAGCTTGGGAGAATCGCTATTGCCCAACGACGTGCCGCACGACAAGGAAAAACACAATGACCATCCGAGACCTTTCCCTATTCAGCGGCGGAGCTAGGCTACAGATGAACGAGTCCATCGAGCTGACCATCCAGAGCTTGCAGGCCTACGGCTACGAACACGACCACTGGGTAATTGCGTGGTCAGGCGGCAAGGACAGCACAGCCACGCTCACGCTTATCGTTTGGCTGATCTCAAGCGGCAAGATTAAGGCACCGAAGCGGCTGACGGTGTTGTATGCCGACACGCGGCTAGAGCTTCCGCCGCTTGCCATCGCGGCCTGCGAGATCATGGACGAGCTGCAGGATCGCGGCATCGAGTTCCAGATCGTGCGCGCTCCCATGGATAAGCGCTTCCTAGTCTACATGCTCGGGCGCGGTGTGCCGCCGCCGAACAACAACACGCTGCGCTGGTGTACCCGGCAGATCAAGATCGACCCGATGGCAGAGGCCATTGCCGCGACCTTGGGCGACGGCACTGCGCTGACGATCACCGGCGTTCGGCAGGGTGAGAGCGCGATCCGCGACCGTCGCATTGAAATGAGCTGCGGTAAAGATGGTGCCGAATGCGGGCAGGGCTGGTATCAGCAGATCCTGCCCGAGAGCAAATCACTGCGCGGGCGCATCGCCACGCTGGCACCCCTGCTGCATTGGCGCGTGTGCCATATCTGGGAATGGCTGCGCCATTGGGCACCAAATGAAGAGTTCGGCGGATGGCCAACTGAGATCATCGCCGATGCCTATGGCGGCGACGAGGCTGAAGAGATCAACGCCAGAACCGGCTGCATTGCATGTCCGCTTGCCCAGGAAGACAAGGCGCTGGAAAACATCATCGCCCTGCCGCGCTGGGCGCACCTCGAACCCTTGCGCGAGATAAGGCCGATCTATCGCTGGCTGCGTGAACCAGCGCAGCGCCTGCGCAAGTCCGGCATCGAGCGTTTGAAGAATGGCGGAATCGGTAAGAACCCTCAACGCATGGGGCCGCTGACACTGGAAGCAAGACTGGAAGCGCTGGAGAAGATTCTCGACATCCAGAGGCGCACCAATGCCGCCGACAGCCGCGGTGTGTTGGACATGATCAACGCAGAGGAAGAGCGGCGCATCCGTGAACTGATCGCTGCCGAGACATGGCCGAACGGATGGGATGGCGATGAACCTCTCGCTGATGAATTTATGCCCGTGATCTTCTATGAGAACGGGGCACAGCAGCATGATCTATTCGGAGTAACAGCATGAGCAGCGACCTCGAAAACGCCACCAAGGCCTTGCAGTGCGCCGCGCTGCTGTGCGAAGACCTGCGCGAGTTGGTGCGGTCAGACAACCTGCTGCTCTCCGATATTGCCATGCAGCACCTGGCAGATGCACAGAACCTCAAGGCGAATCTGGATCGCCTCGCCTCAAACCTGAAACAGATGGAGAAACCATGAGCGAAAAGAAAGTTGTAGCCATTGCGGGCGGTGGCACTAAAAACCTTACCAAGGAAGCGGTGCGGATGTTGAATCAAAATCTGCCGGACATGATTGAGTACGCTCAGCTGATGGCGCAGCTACAAAAGGCAAAATTCGATGCCCTCAAAAAGCAAGGGTTTGATGATGCTCAGGCATTAGAGTTATGCAAAACCGCGTTATGAAAGCAATTAAAGGCTGCGATTCAAAGGGGTTGCTCGGCGAGTTCGAGTACACACACGAATTCCGGCGTGGCTCGGGCCACCGCATCAGCTGGCGCAACTCGCCGCCGGCCGGAACCCAGATGGTGAACCACGGCGAACCCGTGACGGTCGACGAAATCGGCATGGCCGGCATGATCGCCTGCACGCGCAAAAGCGACGGTGTTCAGTCCCTGGTGTTTCCGTGGGATTTGAAGCCGCACAAGCAGGCGATCTGATTATGCAACTCGAACTGCATGCCTTTCGCGGGATGCCGGTGTAGCATGCCTTCTATCATCCCCCGCTACATCCGACACTGCAACGCGCCTGCCTATCTGGGCATGTGCCGCGCTGTGTTCGATGCGGAGGTGAGGCCGTTCATGACGGAGATCCCAGTCGGTGCCAGAGGCGTGGCGTTCGACCGGTTTGACTTGGACGCATGGGCGTCGCACCATAAATCCCGCAACGGCAAACCGCCGAAGCATGGAGACCAACCATGGCAACAACCCGAACACGCGGGATTTCGCTCGATAAGGACGGAACCCGAACCCTCAATAAGGTCCACAAGGGAGAGCGCATCTTCATCCGGCTCGGCAAAGTCTCTCAGGACGAAGCCGAGCAACGGCTCGCCGAAGAAATCCGCCAACTCTCAGAGAACAAACATCGTCAACGATGCAATCGCCATGTGTTCGCAGATTGCGCGTCACGGTACCTGACCGAATCCCAGAACAAGCGCTCCGCAGAAGTCCTCGCCTGGCATGTCCTGCTGCTGCTGCCCTTCATCGGCAGCATGGAGATCGGACGCATTCATGACGCCACGCTGGAGGAATTCAAAGATGCCCGCCGCCTCGATGGCGTAAGCCCCACCACAATCAATCGCACCCTTGAAGTTGTCCGCACCATCCTCAACCGCGCCGCGCGCGCATGGCGAGATGATAACGGCCATCCGTTGCTGCTCACCGCGCCGCCGCTGATCACCATGGAGCAGGAGAACCGCCGTCCGCCGCACCCGTTGAGTTGGGAAGAGCAAGATGTATTGTTCCCAGAGCTTCCGGCGCATCTACAGGCGATGGCGCTGTTCGATGTAAACACCGGCCTGCGCGACGAGAATGTGTGCGGCTTGCGCTGGGCGTGGGAGGTGCCGGTACCGGAAGTGGGTCGCAGCGTGTTTGTCATTCCGGCAGACGATTACAAGACCGGCGTGAGCCACGTCGCCATCCTTAATGATGCAGCGTGGCGCATCGTTGAGGCGCAGCGGGCAATCAGGACAAAGCGCCTCAACGATGCCGGGATGACCGAATACATCAAGAAGCCTGGCAAAGACACTGAGTTCGACTTCGTTTTCACCTACAACGGGCACCGCGTCGGCACCATGAACAACTCGGCATGGGATAAAGCCCGGATCCGCGCTGCGATGCAACTGTACACAGCGGCCGGCAAAACCATCCCGGAAGAGCTGCTGAAGGATGGGCAGTGCGGGATCCTGCTCACCGACGATCTGAAACAGTTCGTGGCCACGGCCATGCCCGGATTCCACAACATCCGCATCCACGACCTGCGCCACACCTACGCCAGCCGCCTGCGTCTCGCCGGCGTCCCACAGGAAGACCGCAACGCCCTGTTGGGCCACAAATCCGCCTCAATCCCCGAGCACTACGCCAGTGCCGATATCGGCAGGCTCATCAAACTATCAAACCTGGCTCTCGACCGGCAGGGCACCAGGACGCTGCTGCGGGTGGTCAACGGGTAGGTTCCAATGCATAAAAACTGGCCACCCGTGCATAAAACCCCGAAATAGTCGCGCAAAAAGTCGCGCAAAAAGAAAATGGGCTAGGCCATTTCTGACCTAACCCATTGAATTACTGGTGCGCCCGAAGAGATTCGAACTCCTGACCCCTTGGTTCGTAGCCCTGCCGACTTCTCCAACCACACCATATACATCAATAGGTTAGGCATTCCACCGGCGCGCCGAGTGCCTATTTATGCTGATGAATGTGCCAAGAGTCGCGCAAAAGTCGCGCAGGCATCAACCATCTGCGTATGGCATACGCAGATGACCCGCTCCCCTCCTGGCCGCATCAACATGATCACCCAGATACCTCGCTCAGCATGCATGGCGATATCTATACGCGCACGCATGCACGCACGTCATGCGCGAGGGGTTGCGCTAAAATTTGAGGGCGCATCGGAAAAAGGTGATATTGGTAACATTGCAAAATAACAAGCCTGAAAGCCGCACCAGTACGCAATACTGGAGATAATTAGAAAAGGTAATTTTTTAGTAATATATAGGTAATCAGGTTACCGTTTTGAACCGGCACTTTTCAAAAACACAAACCCTTTTACAATCAGCATATTACTAAATAATTACCTTTTTAGTTACCACTTATTACCCCAAAAAGTAACAAACATGCTTTATATTAATCAATGAGTTGCGCTTCTTTTTTGGGTGCAATTACTAAAATCACCCTTTTCCGATGCTCGTTCTAAAATCGGCTCCACGGTCTACTTGAAATGGTGTGTGCACGCGGTTGCGCAAGCTATGCGCACCAGAGCGCACCAATACATCCAGCCTCTACCCTGCACGCCCCGCGCACTGGCAGCGGCTTCCAGCGATCCATGCACCTGCACGAATACCGACCCATAAAGCGCCCGGGCGTGGCGGGGTCACGAGCGCGCGCTGAGGGGTGAGGTGGACGTAAAAAAGCCGCCCTGGTCGGCGGCGGTGTGCCCGATGGGTTTCGGGCTGGGCCAAAGCATGGGCGGCTGGCTAGAACAGGCCGCCCATGATGGTGGGGTTGTAGTTGGTGATGATCAGCTCGTGCGACTTGAATGTGTTGACGCGTGACACAGTGTTGCATTAAGCTGACACCCGTCAGCGCGCTTGTGCTGATTGGGTTTAGTAGCCCAAGGAAAACAGCGGACGAACCGCTTCAAGCGGTATTTTTTTGTCCGTACACACGGCAAGCCAGTTTTGGCGGGCTGTGTGGGGAGCCGCAAGGCTCGCCGGTTTTCTGTTTTCCCGGTCTACTAACCCACACAGTTCCGCCTCCCATTTAGTAGTGGGAGCGGTTAATCAACTAGAAAATGGAGATTCACCATGACTACAACCGCACCGATTCAAGTATTTACCTACACCAGCGAACGCCAGCTTTGCAATGCCCGCGACCTGCACGAGCGGCTTGAAGTTGGCCGAGATTTTGCCACCTGGTTGAAAGAAAGAATCGAACAATACGGGTTCGTTGAAGGCGAGGACTTTTCCCCCGTTTCGGGGAAAAGTACCGGAGGTCGCCCAAGCATCGAATACCACCTCACCCTCGACATGGCGAAGGAACTCGCCATGCTGGAGAACAACGACAAGGGGCGCGCAGTTCGCCGCTATTTCATCCAGGCCGAGAAGGCATTGTGGGAAGAAAGGAAGGCGCTACTGGAAGAGCTGCGCGAAGACGCCAGGCACATTCGCACGCTGCCAGGCGTGACGGCAGGCATCTGGGAAGGCATGACGATGCGGCAGGTCGAGACGTTGCAGCGGCAGAGCCGCGACACGATGGCGGAGCTGGTTGCCACCATACACCCTGCGCAGCAACGCAACCTGCACCTTCAATTGCGCCAGATCAACAATGCCCTGGGCATCCCCACCGAGACGCTCGAAGAAATCAACGGCGCGCCGCTTCCCCTAACCAACGGTAAGGGGGAATGAGCCATGTCACTAAGCAAAAAGACACGCAAGCAGAGCCGTCGGAAGACGGCGCAGGGCACGACCATGATCGACGAGGTGTATGCGCTGGCGAAGAAGCTGGGCTGGAAATGTGTGAACAAGGACGAGGATCGGCTGATTGAGTTGCTGCGGCACACAACTCATGATGGACGGGACGATGTGTACAAGTTCGCGGGGTTGATGCAGAAGGCAGCGCCGTGGCGGGATGCGGCAAGCCAGAACTGAAACGACAAGGGCCGCTCTCGCGGCCCTTGGTTTTTAAGCCGGACTCTTGGCGAGTTCGTAGGGCTTGAACCGGATCACTTCCTCGCCGATCCAGTCGTTCACCTCTTTGAAACGCTCTTGCAGCGGGGTGATCTCGTTTACCGAGAACACGCCAGCCGCCTTTTCCACATCGCCGAAGCCGCCGACGTTGCCGGGAATGATTCCCATCAGCTGCGGCGGAACTCTGTGCGCGGCCAGCAGATCGTCACGGGTGACGTTCTTGATGTTGAAGAACTCATCTTTTGCAGCCACCTCGCTGACCGGTATCAACTGAATGCCGTCCTTTTTGCCGTTCGGAGCGTACATGAACAAGTTGCGGAAGTTGCCGGGGCCTTTGGCTTCCTTGAGCGCTTTGCGCAGCGCGTCCACATCGCCCTGCTCTTGAGCCGCGTCGGTCATGTAGAGGATGAACCCTGCATGGCTGCCGTTCTGGAAATACTTGCGGCGAAAAAGCGTCGCGCTCTCGTTCAGCCAGGCGGAGTTGAGCGCGGAGAGATATTCGGGCAGGCCGTACACTTCCTGATTGATGTCCGGTTCGCGCAGGTGGAAGATCGTGCCGGGCGCGAACTCGTGCTCGGTGAGCCAGGTCTGCGCAAACCAGTAGTTCACCAGATCGGTGCCGCGCCGCACGTACTTGGCGGGCGAATGCTCCAGGCTGAGCGCTGCGCCGATGCGCGAATTGCGCTTTTCGAGATAGCCATTGCCGAACACCAGGAAGTCCAACACCCACGCGGAGAACGCGGTGCGCGTCAGCAGCCGGTGCGGGATGAACGAGCTGGCGAGGATGTTGCGCTTGACGTAGATCGCGCTGGAGTGATGCACCGCCGCGCGGAACGATCTCGACAGACCTTCCCATGAAATCGGCGGCTCGTAGTACCGGCCCATCTTGACGCATTCGAGATACTCCATGATCTCGCGCCGATCCAGCGAGGGAATCGGATCGCCGAAGGTGAAAGCCTCGGACTTGGCCGGTGCGGTAACTGTTGCGGAAGTCTCCGGCGCCGGTGTGTTTTGATTGGCAGCGAAGCTGCGCGATTTGCGATGATTTTTCATTAGCTGAACTCCATGATGGATGAATTACGGGAATTGCTGCCTTCGAGCGGTTCGTTCGAGAGCGCGTGCATCGTTGCCCATGCCAGATCGGCGTGGCTGATCTCCGCCGAGCGTCCGGCCTCGAAGGTGATCTGCCGTCCGCTGGCCGTGGTGGTCTTTTTGATCGCCATGAACGATGCGGCCACGTCATTCCAGCCTGCGTCGAACTCCAGCCTGCCCTTTGTGATCACGTCCTTCGCCTTCATCACCAGGCGCATCTTCACGTCCGGCGAATAGTTGAACGAGCGCGCAGCCGGGAAAAACTGCTTGACCAACTGGAACACACCCTGCCCGATGCCGGTGGTATCGATGCCGATGTACGTGACGTTGTAGGCCTTCGTCACCTTTTCGATGCGCCGCGCCTGCTCTTCGAAATCCATACCCTTGAATTGCACGCGGTCGAGCATGCGGAACTTGCCACCCGGCACCGCAGGCGGCGCGATCACCACCAGCGCCGCGCTGTCGCCGGTATGCGACGGGTCGTATCCGATCCACACCTCGCGATAGCCGAGCGGGCGCTGCGCGAACGGCTTGAAGTCGTCCCACACCACCCACGAATCGACCATGCAGCGCTGCAACTCGGCGAGCGGGAACACGCTCTGCCCGTCGTCTATAAATTCGCACATCAGCAGGTTGGCGAATTCCTCCGGGCTGTAGTCCATGCGCAGCTGGTCGATATCGAATAGATCGCAACCGCCCGCGACGGCATCCATCACCGTCACGATCTGCCGCCAGTGTCCGTCTTCGCACAAGCGCCCATCCTTCAGCCCGGCATGGGTAACATCCAGCTTGATCTTTTCCGCTTCCGCTCTGCCCTTGTTGAACAATGCTCCAGACCAGAACGCATGCGCCTCATGCGCCAGCGTGGACGGCGTGGACATATAGGTCAGCCGCCAGTGCTTGTGCATCGCCATGCCGGAGGTGACCTTGCGGAATTCGAGAAACTTCGGGATCCAGAATATTTCGTCCACATACAGATTGCCGTGGTAGCTCTGCGCCGTGCGGATGTTGGTGCCGAGAAAATACAGTTCGGCGGCGTTCGGTAACACGATCACCTCGCCCTGCAACTCGATATCGGCGGATTCGCGTGCGAACTGCTTGATGTAATTCTTCGAGACATGCGCCTGCGCCTTCGAGGCTGACAGATAAATCTGATTGCGCCCCGTCACCATCGCATCGTCCAGCCCTTCGCGGGCGAAGTACCAGGTCGCGCCGATCTGCCTGGACTTCAACAGTTGCCGGATGCGATGCGCCAGCCCGGCGCGGTACCACTTCTTCTGATAGTCGTACTGGGTATCCATGAACGCTTCATGGAGCCGCGCCTGTTGCTCTTCGCTGTAGTCGTTGCGGGTCACCGCCTTGCGCGGCCCCTTGTTGCGGTTCGCCACCTTCGGATTCAGGTCGGCTTCGTTGCCGCCCTTGCCACCGTATTTCTTTATCCGGGCCAGCCGCTCCATCTGCCGCCCGAGCAGGTCGATTTCCTTGTAGTCCTTACCCTCTTTATCCTCTTTTTCGACCAGCATGATGAACCGTGCTTCGAGGCTGGACTCGGAGCGCTCGACAGGATCCGCATCGTCCCATTTATCGCGGCGCTTCCACGAATGGATTGTGCCCGGCTTTACTTGCAGCAACTCGCTGATTCGCGCAACGCGATAGCCTCGCCAGTAAAGCGATCTGGCTTGCCAGCGTGGATCTTTGTCTGTGTTCGAATTCATGCGCGGAGGCTATCAGCGCGCCCGCATTGCACTCATTCCGGCGAGTTGTGGAATCGGCGAACACAACATGGCGCGGTTGCGCCGAGTGGCGCATCCCTCGGACTATGGGCGCACCAAATTTCACCCATTAACGACCGAGGAAAACGACATGCCACCAGTAAGCAAATTCTTCCGCGTTGCCCTTGAAGGCGCAACAACCGATGGCCGCAAGATTGAGCGCAGCTGGATCGAGCAGGCCGCCAAGAACTTCAACCGCGCAACCTATGGCGCCCGGGTGTGGCTTGAACACATTCGCGGCATCGTGCCAGGGAATGTTTTTGACGCAATGGGCGATGTGACCGCGTTGAAAGCGGAAGAAGTCGATATCGACGGTGTAAAGAAGCTCGCGCTGTTCGCACAAATCGAACCGCTGCCCGCGCTGGTTGCCATCAACAAGGCCAAGCAAAAGATTTACACCTCGTGCGAATTCAGCCCCAAGTTCGCCGACTCTGGCGAAGCCTACCTGGTCGGATTGGGAGTAACCGACTCCCCTGCCAGCCTCGGCACTGACATGCTGGCCTTTTCTGCCACAGCCGGCGCAAACAGCCCGCTCGCAGCACGCAAACAAAACCCGGACAACCTCTTCACCGCCGCGCAGGAAGTGGTGATCGAATTCGAACCGGAAGCCACTACCCCATCGCTGGGCGAAACACTATTCGCAAAGGTGAAGAGCCTGCTCGGCAAGGGGGAAAAAGACAACGAAGCCCGCTTCACCGATGTCGGCCAAGCGGTCGAAGCCGTCGCCACCAGCCAGAAAGACCTGCTGGATCGCTTCAACACAATGGATGCAGCGCTCAAGGCATCGGGTGAAAAAATCCAATCTCTGACAACGGCTGCAGAGAAAGACCGCACCGATTTTGCCGCCTTCAAGACTACTGTTGAAGCCACGCCAAACGGCACCGAAAGGCGGCCTTCCGCGACTGGTGGAACCGGCGTCCCAACCACAGACTGCTAAGCAACTCAACCCCACCCCTTTAGAACAACACGGAGAAAAACATGCGCAACGATACCCGAATCAAATTCAATGAATACACCGCACAGCTGGCACTGCTGAACGGCGTTCTATCGGTGATGGAGAAATTCGTCATCGCGCCGACCATCCAGCAAAAACTGGAAGAGCGCATCCAGCTCTCCAGCGACTTCCTGCAAGCCATCAATGTGATCGGCAGGATGGAACAGGAAGGCGAGAAGCTCGGCATGGATGCCGCAAGCACCATCGCCGGCCGCACCAATACCGCCAACGCAGACCGCGTGCCGCGCGAAATCCACGCGCTGGACTCCAACAAGTACCGCTGCGAGAAGACCGAATTCGACACCGCGCTAAAATATGCCGTGCTGGATGCCTGGGCCAAATTCCCTGAATTCCAGACCAAGATTCGCGATGTGATCCTGAAGCGCCAGGCGCTGGATCGCATCATGATCGGCTTCAACGGCACATCGGTCGCCGCGACAACCGACCGCGTCGCCAACCCGCTGCTGCAGGACGTGAACAAGGGCTGGATCCAGCACTACCGCGAACAAGCTGCCGCCCGCGTAATGGATGAAGTGGTGGCGGCTTCCGGCGTAGTGAATGTTGGCGCGACCGGCGACTACATCAATCTGGATGCGCTGGTGTTCGACGCACGCAATAATCTGGTCGACGCGACATTCCGCCAAGACCCGAGCCTGGTCGTGATCTGCGGCACCGCGCTGATGGCCGACAAGTATTTCCCAATCATCAACCAGAGCCAGCGTCCGGAAGACATGCTGGTGATGGACATGCTGGTCAGCCAGAAGCGCATCGGCGGACTGCCCGGCATTCAAGTGCCGTTCATCCCGGAAGACACGCTGATGATCACGCCGCTGAAGAACCTGTCGATCTACTGGCAGGAAGGCTCGCGCCGCCGCACGATTCTGGACAACGCCAAGCGCGACCAGATCGAGAACTACGAATCCAGCAACGAAGCCTATGTGGTCGAAGACTTCCGCGCCGGTTGCGTCGTTGAAAACATCGTTCAGGTTTAATCGTGGCATCCCCCGCACGTAAACACTTCGAGCGCACCTCGGCAGCCAGTTCGCAGGCTGCCGAGTCTGACTCGCCGCGCGATGCCAACGGCTACGAGCTGATGCTGCACAAGCTCGCGACAGACAAGCGCCGCTTGAAAGAGGTGCAATCGATGGAGCGCAAGGCCGAGGTCAAGCGCGAAATCCTGCCAGAGTACGAGCCGTGGATTGAAGGTGTGCTCATCGGCAACCAGGGCGTGCAGGACGACGTGCTGATGGCCGTAATGGTCTGGCGCATCGACGCTGGCGACTTGACAGGCGCGCTGGTAATTGCCCGCTATGCCATCGAGCACAAGCTCGCGATGCCTGACCAGTACAAGCGCGGCACCGCGTGCCTGTTGGCCGAAGAATTCGCCGATATCGCCCTGCGCGACATGGCGAGCACCGAGCAGACCGTCGACGATCTGGCCGCGCTCAGCCTGGTGCTGCAAGAAGTGGACGAACTCACCAGCGCAGAAGACATGCCGGACGAGGTGCGCGCCAAGCTGCACAAGGCCATCGGCCTGGCGCTCGCAACGACTGATCAAGCTGGCGCACTCGAACACCTCAGGCGCGCCTTCGGCCTGCACGACAAAGTCGGTGTCAAGAAGGACATCGAAAAGCTCGAACGTGAGCTGAAGAACTTGGCCGACGCACCGAGCGCCGGCTGACACAGAGCGGACCCCGCACCTGGCGGCGAAGGGTGAGTCAATGGACTGGTCTCCACACTGCCTCACCCTTCCCACCGCCATCTAACTGAAGGCCATCCGCATGAACAGCTTCGTCGTCAACTCCCCCGCAGCCACACCCGCCGAAGCGGCCATTGTCAGCGGCGCATTCTGGCCTGACGTGGATCCGGTCAAAGTGCGCGCCGCACAACGCATCGACACCACCATCACACCTGAGCGCCTGTACGAGGCGCTGACCGAAGCAATCGCCAGCGTCAATACCGAACTCACCGACTGGCGCATCGCCAGAATCGCCGAAGGCCATGCCACGCTGGCCGCAGTTCCCGCCGAGACCATCGACGATGTTTCAATTAACGTAAACCGCTACCTGCGCGCCGTCGGCTGTTTTGCCAAGGCCTCGCTGACCGAGCGTTACCGCGACTTCGACACCACTGCCGCCGGCAACAAAAAAGCCGACCAACTGGAGAACCCCATCGACGACCTGCGCCGCGATGCGCGCTGGGCCATCAGCGGGATCCTCGGCATCGGACGCAACACGGTGGAGCTGATCTGATGTTCGTTACCGCGCACCAGGGCGACACGGTAGACGCGCTCTGCCAGCGCTACCTCGGCAGCACGGCAACGGTCACCGAACAGGTGCTGGAGCAGAACCCCGGCCTTGCCGCACTCGGCGCAGTGCTGCCGATGGGCACGCAGGTGGAGCTGCCCGACCAGGTGCCCGCCAAAAACAACAACACGCTCATTCAACTCTGGGACTGAATGAGATGGAGGCGATCCGTGGTTGATCTGTTTGCTGTACTGATCTTTTCAACGCCCTTTTTAACCGCAGCATGGGTGCTGCGCAACATAAAATAAGGATAAACGTGATGCCTGAAAAAGACCCTACCACCTATTCGATGCTGACCTACGCGTGGGTACTTGTTATCTCGTCGTGGGGTGGCGTCGTCAGTTTTTACAACAAAAACAAGGCAGGACACGCGCGGCCGTTCAATATCGCTGAGCTTATTGGTGAGATAGCCACCTCGGCTTTTGTCGGCATGCTGACTTTCTGGCTATGCGAGGCGGCCAGCATCCAGCCGCTCGTGTCCGCTGCATTGATCGCGATCAGCGGCCACATGGGCAGCCGCGCGATCTGGCAGTTTGAACGCTGGGCGCAACGTCGTCTGATCGGCGACGAGACTGATAAATAAAAAGGGAGAACTGGCATGCGAAAAGGTGAAACCGGCGCAGCAGTGCGCGACTTGCAACAACGGCTCGGCATCGAGGTGGATGGCTGGTACGGCGACAGCACCGAAGCGGCCGTGCGCAAATTCCAGCAGCAGCACGGGCTGGTTGCCGACGGCATCGCCGGAAGCCAGACCGTGGCCGTGATGAAGAGCGGAGGTGCATTCAGCAGCCGTCACCTCACTCATGCGGCCATTGAGGCCGCTGCCGCCGCGCTCGATGTCGAAGTGGCTGTCATCCTCGCCGTCACCGAGGTCGAGAGCGCCGGTGATGGCTTCCTGGTCGATGGCCGCCCGAAGATCCTGTTTGAGCGTCACATCATGTACAAACAGCTCAAGGGCGACGACTACGACGCAGACGGCCTCGCGGCGCAATACCCCAACCTGGTCAACCAGGCGCGCGGAGGCTATGCCGGCGGCAGCGCCGAGCACGCCCGCTTCCGCAGCGCCTGCGGCATCGACCAGACTTGCGCGATCGAGGCGGCGAGCTGGGGCATGTTTCAGATCATGGGCTTTCACTGGCAGACGCTCGGCTACGCCAGCGCGGAAGACTTCATGGCCTGTATGCAGCGCAGCGAAGCCGATCAACTGGACGCCTTCGTGCGCTTCATCAAGGCCGACCCTGCGCTGCACAAGGCGCTGAAATCGCGCAAGTGGGCAGACTTCGCCAGAATCTACAACGGCCCGGCCTACAAGGAAAACAGCTACGACGCGAAGCTGGCCGCCGCCTTCACCCGCCACGCAGCTTCGGGAGAGGTCGCATGACCATCCCGACGTGGGTGAAAGGGCTGCTCGCGCTGCTGGTGATCGCGGCCATCGTCGGCGCGATCTACAGCTACGGCCAGCAGCAGTTCGGTCTGGGCGAGAACACCGAAAAAGCCCGGTGGCAAGCCCGCGAAAACAAGGAACTGACCGAAGCAAACGCCAAGATCCAAACGCTCGAAGAAAAATACCGGGCGCAGGAGCATTGGCATGCCGAGCAGCTCGCCGCCGTATCGAAGAACTATCAGGAGGAATTGAAACATGCAAAAGCTGAAAAAGAACGCGTTATCACTGGCCTGCGCCTTGGCGATATCCGGCTGCGCATCCCCGTTGCCCGCACCTTCGCATCCGGTGGAAATAGCACCGCCGCAGCTCTCGCCTGCGCCACCGGACGTGATGGTCAAGCGCGATGTGAACTTTCTCCAGCGGCTGCTGAATTTCTTGTCGGATACGCCAGCGAGTGCGACGACGTCGCCCGGCAGCTCGCCGCCGCACAAGCCGTGATCATCAAAGACCGCGCCGCGCCATGAAAAAACCCGCCGACCTGCGCGCCCACCTCGAAGCCTGCGTGCCGTGTCTGAAAAAGCACCCGGAGAACCTGCACGTCTTCGTCGAGAAGGGCAACATCGTCAGCCGCATCGGCGGCGGCCTGTCGTTCGAGTATCGCTACACCCTCAACCTGATCATCACCGACTTCGCCGACCACGCCGACACGCTGAACATTCCGCTGCTGGCATGGATCGCGGTCAACCAGCCGGAGATTTTGCAGAACCCTGAAAAGCAGGAAAACGCCATCCGCTTCGAGGCCGAGATCATCGACCACGACAAGGCCGACCTCTCCATCATGCTCGACCTGACCGAGCGCGTGATCGTGGTCAAGAATGAGAACGGCAGCTACACCGCCACCCATCCTGACGAACCGCCGCTGCCCGATCTGGGCGGGCCGGTCGGCTGGGAGATATTCGTCAAAGGCGTACCGCTCAACCTGCTATGAGCGACCTCGCCCCTTTGGATGCTTACTGTTCCGCCCTGCTGATCAGTCTGCAACCTGCCGCTCGTCGTCAGCTCGCCCGACAGATTGCCACCGCGATGCGCGCCAGTCAGTCCAAACGCATCGCCGCACAGCTCAACCCGGACGGCAGCGCCTTCGCGCCGCGCAAGCCGCAGAAACTGCGCAACAAAAAAGGCAGCATCCGCCGCACCATGTTCGCCAAGCTGCGCACGGCCAAGTATCTCAAGACCGAAGCCAGCCCGAATGCCGCCGTCATCAGCTTCGCCGGGCAAGTGCAGCGCATCGCCCAGGTGCACCAGTTCGGCCTGCGCGACAAGGTCAACCGCCGCCGAAATCTCGAAGCTGATTACCCCGCCCGCGAGCTGCTCGGCATCACCCGCACCGATGTCTCGCTGGTCGAGGATCTGGTGATCGCGCATCTGGCCCGCTGAGTTGTGGAAACGGCGAACACAACGTCCGCCGAAAGCAATACGAATCGGCGCAAGGCATATTCCCCGCATGAACTTCGCCACCCTCTCCCGCATGATCGAAAACCTGATCCGCATCGGCAAGATTGAAGAAATCGACCTGAGCGGCAAGTGCTGCCGCGTGCGTACCGGGAACAATCTCACCAACTGGCTGCCGTGGCTCACACCTCGCGCCGGCACCACGCGCACCTGGAATCCGCCGACAGTCGGCGAACAGGTACTGGTGCTGTCGCCCAGCGGCGAGCTTGCCGCCGGCGTCGTGCTCACAGGGCTATTTTCAAATACGCACCCGGCACCGAGCAGCAGCGGCGACGAACACATCACCGATTACCCGGACGGCGCGCGCATCGCTTACAACCACGTCACCGGCAAGCTCGCCGCT